CCAAAGCTGTTGACAGCGATACTGTGCGTAGCGTTACTATGGCCCCTGACGCCAGCTTGGCACCGGCCTGCACCGCCAGCGCGGCCGTGCGAAATGACAAAAGCGCGACAGTGGCCGCTTTGGTTGCTGTTAAGAGTGCGGCCAATACTCCGTGTAGCGCCGTCAAGGCTGCGCTTAATACACCCGAGGTGACCGCTGCAAACTTGACTGTGATTACATACCAGCCGACGCTCAGGCCGGCGGCTACTACGGCGGTGCGTAGAGCTGCAATTACCGCAGTTGTCGCACCCACCACAGATCGCCACAGTCCCATGGCAGCAGCACCAGCCCGTGTGGCCAGAGTCAGCGATACGAGGGAAATGGTCACAGCTTTGGTGGCTGCCAGTAGTCCAGCCAGCGTCCCATGCAGCGCCGTGACCGCTGCACTGAAGACTCCCGAAGTCACCGCTGCAAATCTAACCGTTTTTGTCAGCCAGACAATACTCACACTGGCTGCCAAGGCCTGCGCTTTGAGAGCGATGAACATGGCAGAGGTAGCACCTGCCGCCACGCGCCAGCCTGCCATGGCCGCGCTACTTACTCGCGTTGCCACCGATAGCGACATTAGGGATGCCGTCACAGCTTTTGCTGAAGCGGCTAAGCTGGCCAGTCCGCCGGAGAGTCCTAGTAGAATGGATCTGAGCATCGCCAGGCTCGCTGCCGCTGCTAAGCCAACACTCTGCAGTGCCTGCATGCTTACGGCCACAGTCTTTGTGACCAAGGCCAGTGCAGCGCTGGCCACAGTCAACTTGCTCAGCCAGGCAACTGTTGCGATTCCTACCGATGCTAGTCCGCCAATGGCAGCGCCGGCTACCCACAAGGATGCACCCAAGACAGATAGTGCCACTCCTGACGCCACGACACCGGCAGTCACCTTGGCCACGCTGACAATCAGGCTACGATTGTCTTTGATCCAGTTCAAGGTGCGCACAGCCACTCGCGTCATCGACTGTGCAAGCTGTGACAACAGCGGAGCCAGTGCCGCGCCGATGGCAAATGATGTCTGCCTGAGCACTTTCCAGAGTGCATCCATGGCATCGCCAAACGCGGCCGCAGCCTGGGCATCCTCAGTCGACATGGTTAGTCCCAACTGGCGAGCCTGCTCTTGGAAGCGCTCTATGCCAGCTGCTCCTGTCATCAACATAGGTAGCAGCAGTGTGCCCGTCTTGCCAAATATTTCCATGGCAGTGGCTGTGCGCAAGGCCGGATCTTCAATCTGACTTATGCCAGTGGCGATTCTTTTAAACTGCTCATCGGGAGATAGCTTGCTGAGCTGCCCGATATCGATACCAAGACTGCTGAATACTTCGCCGGCCGCCTGACCGCCCTCGGCCGCTTTGACAATCACCCGCTGCATCTTGCGCAGTGCCGCTTCAAAGGTTTCCAGATTAGTGCCAGCCAAATGTACGGCCCACGAAAGCTCTGACAGCGCTTCGACCGACACACCAGTGCGCTGACTGATGTCATCCAGATCGCCGCCCATGTCGGCAAAAACCTTAGCTGAAGCCAGTAGTGGCGCAGCTACAGCCGTGCCCAGTCCGGCCAGTCGAGTCCCGATAGTCATCAGGCCCTGGCCAAACGCCTTAAGCCTCTGCTCGGCATCTCGCAGTCCCTTTACCAATCCGTTGTCTTTGGTGTACAGCTCCACATAGGCCGCGCCGGCTCTGATCCCTCGGGCAGTGGTCATGGTGTCGGCTCCTTGACGAGCATCTTCAGTACATCGACGCCTACGTTCTCGATCTTGCCATCAGACTTCCGAGAAAGCGGATGAAAATCTGCTGGCTTAAATACCTTGTGTTTCTTGGCATCGCGATGAATGTTAGCCAGCATCGCCATCAATGCGGCAGTATGGTTCCATCGCTCGTTGATGGCTGCGTCGGCCATGTCGCTGAGTTCCCGGAGTGTGAAGGCGCTAGGATCGAGGCCGAGGATTCCGGCGAGCTGCCAAACGAGCTGATCAACTTGCTGGCTGCGGAGTCCACGTCCAGAGTCTGTACCAGAGCCTCCAGATGCTCCAGCACTCGGCTTCTGACATGCTTGCCCGCTTGAACCGTTTTGCGCAGGGCTGCCCGCGCTCGGGCCTCGGGGAAAAAATCTATCAGCTCCTCCACGAAGGCATCGGCTGCCGCAGTGATCGCATCACCGGCCAGGGCTCGACCGAACTCTTCATCGGTGATCTGCTTGGCGTCCGCTTCATCCCTCACCAGGCAGTACAGCACATCGGCCAGGTCGACCGGATCGGCTACTAGCTTGGCCAGTGGTTCCAGTCCGTCATCGATCAGCTTGTACAGATCGATGCCTACCAGTCCACGGACTCGCTTTACCGCCGCCACGTTGATCTGTAGCGTCCAGTGACGACCGGCATTGTCAATAAAAGTCTTCACGATGGCTCCTCCTAGGTCGTAGTCATCCAGGCTGGTGGATTGGCCGAGTAAGTGGGCTTGGCCGAAACGCTCACAGTAATGGCCTCTTCCAGTGGTTCGTTGCGGGTAAATCCAGTGATCATAAAACTGGCTCGCAGGCCTTGAGAGCCAGCCACATTGGAAAGGCCATCCAGGATCGCCAGTTCGAGCGCTGTGTTATTCAGGAACGCATTACGGATGGCCGTAAAATCTTCATCCTCCGTGTCCCAAATCATCTCGAACTCGACTGAGCCGTCCTTGAGCGTGGCCACCGTAGCTCGCCAGCCGTTATTGCCGCGAGTGGTCACATCAGCTTCTCCAGTCTCTAGAGATAGCGTTAGATCCTTGACGTTAGGAATGAGATTCCAGGTTGGAGAGGCAAAGCTGCCCGTATTGCGGTACAGCTTGGCATCCATACCTAGTTTGATGGCCATGTTGAATGTCTCCTATCGTAGTGTTGTTAAGGCGCCTCTATAAACCAAGCAGGCGGGTTCACCGAGTAGGTGGGCTTGGCCGAGACGCTGACCGTGATGGCTTCTTCCAACGGTTCGTTACGGGTAAAGCCAGTGATCATGAACGTAGCCACCAAGCCTTGAGTTTCCTCGTCGCCGATTGGCCCATCCGCAACGGCAAAGGCCAGCGAAGTACCCGTGATAAACGCGTTGCGTAAGGCCGTAAAATCATCATCGGCCGTATCCCAGACCATTTCGAATTCGACTGAAGCATCTTTAAGTGTCGCCACTGTAGCCCTCCAGCCGTTGTTACCGCGCGTAGTGACGTCCGCTTCTCCGGCCTCCAACGTCAGGGTGAGGTCGCGTACATTTTCTACCAGCAGCCAATTCGGCTGGCCGCTTAATGAGGTGGCGCGATATAATCTGGCGTTTTGGCCGAGTCGTATGGCCATGCTGTGGCTCTCTGGCTACTGAATAGTGAATTGAGTGGATTTACGGATCGACAACAAACCAACCTGGTGGCCTCGCAGAATAAGTAGGCTTAGCGGTGACGCTCACTGTAATGGCCTCTTCCAAGGGTTCGTTGCGGGTGAAGCCAGTGATCATGTACATAGCAGAAAAGCCCTCTGCCTCTGACGTCCCAAGTTCACCAATGACAACAGCGAACGCTATAGGCGAATTACTAATAAAAGCATTACGAATCGCAGTAAAATCTGCATCGGCTGTATCCCATACCATTTCAAATTCAATTACGCCGTCCTTGAGCGTAGCGACGGTTGCGCGCCAACCATCATTGCCGCGCGTAGTGACATCCGCTTCACCGGCCTCCAGCGACAAAGTTAAGTCGCGGACATTTTTTACTTCATTCCAACTATCAAATCCGGTGAATGTTGAAGATCGATGAAGAGTAGCATCTTTACCGAGCGTAATAGCCATACTGTGTCTCCCTGATCACTTCACCGAGTCGGCCCACAAGCCCTCAAATTTTGGCATTTCTTTGATCTTGGCTGGTCCCATGAAGGGCCTGGCCGCATAGCGGGCACGTCGTTGGCGTCTGCCTCGCCCGACTAATGCTACGCCGCCATACTCATGTAGCGCTGGCACGGTAGGCTGATCGCTGCCGACCAGTCGCGAGCGACCCAGCTTCAGCGGACCGACTACCACACTGGTGTTAGCAGGATCAAAGGTGAACCAGATGTTCTTGAGTGTGGCCACCCGGTCATTGGTATGTACACTGGGTGGCTGGCCTGGGGCTGATGGACTCTTGCGACGGCGCAGTGAACTGCGAGCCGCCCGCTGAATAAAGCTGCCGGCCCGCGACATGTTCTGCGCCGTAGCCTTGCCAACCGCATCGATGACGATTTGCCGGTCGAAGAAGAACTGTTTTTTGTCTCTTGCTATCGCAGTCATGCTGTATAACCTTGTGCATTGACAAAGATAGCCGTCGATCCGGTACCCTCCTGCCCGTCGATTTCGAGTGTCAGCGCTTCGTCCTCTGCCGACTGAAGTGGCTGTGGAAAGGCTAGCGCTATCGGAAATCCAGCGAACAGAATGGGTAGTCTTAAAAGGACCGATGTGCCAGTCTTGATGATCATGGTAGCTGGCGATTCACCAACCATGGAAAGTTGCAACGCTGTCAGCATACGCCGACGCCCAGGACCAGCGGCTGGAACCAGAGTGGCACTCTCAAGCACGGCCACGCCGGCTACAGGGGCTGCATAAAACCAAGTAGCTGCTGGACGAATGGGAAAGGGACCAACGTTGATTCCACTCATGATGGGTTATTTCCTTGGGG